TAAGCCAATTAAAACTCCTATGTAATTTCCATTATAGAAAGTGTGCCTGATAATTTATCAGCAACAGAACAATCTATTTGAATTTTATCTCCAGCTTCTAATACAACTTTACCACCAGATAAAAGCTCTAATGAACTTCCAGATGGTATAGATACATCTTTAACTAACATTGATGTGCCATTAGCTACATTGTTAGCACCACCTCTATTTGATGTTGTAGAAACTAATTCTACTTCTGCTGTGATTGCTGTTGTATGAATATTTGCAAGTACCAATCCTAATACAACTGTTGTCGTACTAGTTGCTACTGTGTACATAACATAAGGAGTTCCTGCTGAAGCAGGTTCTGCTGCAAATGTTACTGTCTTAAATGTGTTCGCCATTTTTTTGTTACTCCTTAATTATTGTTTTATATATTATCCTAAAGCTATTGCAAGAGCTGTTGGATCGTCAGTTGAAAATCCTTGAGCTGACATTAATGTTACTACTCTTGATAAAGCTGCTTTTTTATTAGTACCACCAGCTCCATCATCTACCACAATTAGATCAGATGTAGTTAGGTCTGCACCAATATCTGTACCACCATCAATATCTATAGTAGTTAATGGTAAAGTTCCTGTATCACCAGTTCCAATTAAAGTTCCTGTAGCAGTAGGTAATGTTAAAACTGCTGAACTAGCTGCCGAATGTGGAGCTGCTTGTAATGTCTGTGCATGAGCATTTGATGATTCACAATAAAATTTTACTTTAGAAACACTACCAGTTCCTGTTTTAATTTCTACTAAACCATCTGTAACAGCCACACCACCTGATGAACCATCACCATCTAATAAAACTTTACCAGATCCATTAGGTAATACAGATATATTACCATTAGATACTGATACAATATCAGAAATAACTGGTGAAGTTAAAGTTTTGTTTGTTAAAGTTTGTGTACCAGTAAGAGTAACATCACCAACATTAGATGGTTGAACAACTGTAAATACAATATTTACTGAACCAATAGAGCCAGAGTTATCAGTAGTGCATAAAAATATTTTATCTGCATTAGTTGAACCTTCTTGAACAATAACTAATTGTCCTGCTAATTCTGCAACAGTATCATAATCTGTATCTCTTGTAGCAGTACCAGAAGCTACAACATTATATATACCATTTTCAGTAGCATCTGTTTGATCTTTTACTAAAACTTTATTTCCTGTAGCAAGTGTAATACCATCTAATGTATCACCATTTTCTAAAGCATTTGATAAATTAATATTTGCTGTTGTTGCTACTCTTGTAATAATTCTTGTTTTTAATCCTGTAACTAAATTATCTACATAATTTTTTGTAGCTGCATCTGAACTTGCTGAAGGTGAGCCAAGACCTGTAATTGTTCCACCAGATATAGCTACACTATTTGAAGCTTGAGTTGATATAGTTCCTAGTCCTAATGATGCTCTAGCAGTTGAACCTGCCTCTGCTACCCATGTTGAACCACTACCAACTATAAAATTACCATCTGAATTTGATAAACCACCTATAGTATTTAAATTTGCATTTGATGCACCTTTTGCATCTAGTTGTGTTTGAATATTTGAGCTAACACCATTTAGATGTCCGAACTCTGTATTAGATATTGTGCCATCATGTATTTTAGTTGCATCAATAGCAGCACTAGCATTGATGTCTGCATTAACAATTGCACCATCTGTTATTTTAGCAGAAGTAATTTGTGAGTCTGCAATTTTTGCAGTTGTAATTTGAGAGTCTGCAATGTGTGCAGTATCTATACTGCCATCAACATAATGTTCAGAGTTAATACTATCATCAGCTATTTTTGTACCATCTATTGCATCAGCAGCAATTTTAGCTGTTGTAACATTTGCATCTGTAATTTTAGCAGTAGTAATTTGTGCATCTGCAATATGAGCTGTATCTATTGAACCATCTACATAATGTTCTGAATTTATACTATCATCTGCAATTTTAGTTCCATTAACAGCATCTGCTGCAATCTTTGCAGTTGTAATAGCACTATCACTTATATTTGTTGTGCCAATAATTTCTGTTGGTATAGATGAATTAGTTTTTGATAAAGCACCAATATAAACATTTGTAATAGCTTCATTAGATAATGAACCACTATCCCATGTTACATTAACAGTTGTGTTGGTTGAAAAAGATGAAGAACTAACTGTTCCAAAAATAGTTCCTGGTGTTGATGCAATTAATTTTATTCTTCTTCCAGCATGATAAACTGAAGTTACATTAGCACCAGCAATTGTAAAAGAAGTAGATGATGCGTATGCTGCTGTGTAAGAACCTGATCCATCACCATATTCAATCCATTGTGCATCATTAAACCAATCTCTTGTATTTTTCATTAATGCTCTAATGGCATTATTTAAATTGGAAGGTAACATTCCTTCTGCTGTTGAAATACCATTAAGTGAAGTATTGTCAGCTTGTGTTGTAGAATAATCTTTAATATTACTTGTCATTTAATCTCCTAGAAACCAAGCATATGCTTTATTGTTTTCTTGGTTTTTTTCATTAATTAATGAATTGATAGCTTCTTCAATTTGTCTTTGAAAGAACTCTTGAGTTTCAAAACTATATCTAACATTATCTATATCAGTTTTATCTGTCATCTCAAGCCTGATCTTGATGCAACTATATCAATTCCTTGTGCATCTTTCCAAGCTCCTCCACTTGGTATTTTTACATTAAATTTTACATATCTTCCAGATTGTCTAACTGGATTAATACCTGTTGTATTCATACTTGATACAGATGATTCTGTGCTGTTATCTGATAATCTATCTCTAGTTTTTATAGTAACAGTTGCTTCAGCATCTACAATAGGTCTTACACCTATTATATTTGATCTTGTTCCAGGAAACAACTCTAATTCTGAAGTTTCTATTTCTCCTATATTTTCTGTACCTGAAAAAATAGCAGCTTTAAAATCACTATCTATAGCACCTAATAATAATTGTCCTCCATTCCAAAAATCAGTATCTAATGAAATATTAATATTGTCTAGGTTTTCTGAAATAATATCCATTAACTCAACTGTATAAGCACCAACAAATTGAGAAAATATTGTACTAGCATTAGCATTGGCTGTTGACCATTTTTGTGTAGCATAATTATAAATTAAAACTTTATCACATATACCAGTAGTATTAGATGTATCAGAAGAAGATGGATATAACCAAATTGCTAATTGATTAAATGGATCTGTAGCTGCAACTATTCTATCTGCAAATGCTTTGTTTAAATCTAAATCAAAAAATCTATTTACTTTTTCTGCACCAATAGCAGAAACTTGATCTCCATTAATTTCAAAAAATCCATCATCTGCATAAAAGAATACTCTACGATTATCTTGACAAACAGTTCTTCCTAATACTGCACCTCTATTAGGTGAGATTACTGAAAGTCTAAATACAGTTGCACCACCCACATAGTCCATACGAACTATTTGATTTTGTCTAAATATATAACCAATCTCTCCTGATGTTATGTGTGTAATCTGTCCACCTGAACCTGGTAGGTCTTGCAAGTCTGATTGTTTAGTTCCTGGTTGCCAAGTTGTAATATCATTAATACCAGACCATTGTATTCTATTGGATGCACCAACATGATTACCTGTTACTAAAAAATCTCTTATGACACCTGAACATTTAAATACTGGTACAGTACCTGATGTTCCTATAGTTGATAAATCAGTAAAAGAAGATGATGTTCCCATTAAATAAAATTGAGGTGCATCAACTCCATTACTTACAATTACATAATTACCAAATTGAGTAAATGTAATATAATCTGTTGCATCTCCAGTTAAAGGAGTTCCACCATAAAAACTTGTTACAGTTAATCTAGTTGTGTCAGATGATTCATTTACTAAATTAACATTACCTACAACAGCTCTTGTTACAGTTACAACTGCACCTGATACAGTTGCTGAAAAATCTGCATGACCATTAATAGTATTTTTTAAATTTGTAGCAGTTGTATCGTTATTTGTTTGAACTTGAAATTCATTAGTAGATGGTGATCCAGTTGTTGAAGTAAAAACAATAGATGTGTTGTCATTTTTTTTTAAAGTAACAGTTTTACTTGCACCAATATTTGCATAGTCTGAAACTGTAATTGTGCAAGTTGCAAAAGCTGTACTTAAAACTTTTCCTCTTGCACCTCTTTCTGTGAAAGCTCCACCAGTTAATTCAAAAATAGTTTCTTCATTTGCAACAAAATTAAATACTGTATTAGAGTTATCTCTAAAAGAACCTGCACCTCTTGAATTTTTTGTAATTGTGTTTGTAGAATAATTAACTAATGAAGGAAATCTTTTATAAGAATTTAAAGCATAATAAACATTGTTAGCAACATTAGCACCAGGATTGTTATGCTCTGGTTGGTCAGGTAGCCATTCGCCAAAAGGTACTTGCATTATTCTCCTATTGGTTATTATTTGTTATTGCAACATAGTTATCATTAAAAGAACTAGCAACAGTCACATCACTTCTTTGTTGTAAGGGTGCATTACCATATTGATCTTCTCTATCATTTCTTTCAAGTCTTTCAAGTGCTGTTGAATACATTTGTTGCCATTGTTGAACTTGTCTTGGTTCTATACCACCTAAAAAATTAGCAGCATGATATAAAGATCCATATAAATATATAGCTGGATGATGTGTTAAAATATAATTTGAAGTATTTGAATCTGATAGTGCTGGAAATTTAGCATAGTAATTTAATGTTCCTGTATATGCAGCAGATGGTATTGGTGCAAATCTAAAATTATCTCCAAGTATTGTATAACTACTTGGCATACCAGAAGTAGAGCTTCCTTTGATTTGATCCATTTGTGCAGGTGTAATATATTTTAAAGCATATTTAGTTCCACCTTCAGTTATAAAGAAATCTCTTATCTGTAAAAAATCAGCAGGTATAGATTCTGTTTCTGAATCTATTGTAATAGAAGTAGATGTAATCATTTTTCTAATTCTTAATTTAGAATTTAAATCTGCTTCTGTTAAAACTATAAAATCATCTGCTATTTCTGATGTTAAATCTGATCTGTTTAACCAATTTGCTATTGAAGTTTTTAATGTTGAATAACTAGTTAGTGCCATTATAAATTACCCTCTGCTGTTTTAAATAATCTAAATTCATTAGAATTTAATTTTTTTTTTAATATTTTTTTTTGGACATCTACTGGTAGTCCAAACCAATTGTTACTACCATTATACTCATTTGCCCAGACAGATAAAGCTATTGTTGGAATACTGGCTACTCTTTTCATATCTCTTGATTTAGAATAACCATCATTTAGATTATATAATCTTTTATTATGTTGAATATGTGGATTAATATTAACTTCTTCTTTGGTTACAATTTTACCTTCCATGTCATCTTTTATGTAGGTAGTTTTTTGTAGTCCATCAATAGTAATATCTTTTCTCATACTCTGCCTTGTCCTTTATAACGATTTTTTTTAGCCATTCGTTTTTCGTTTTTGTTCAAATCCTTTTTATGTCGTCTTGGTCTTTTTTTTGGTTTAGGTCTTGGAACAAAGTGAACAAACTTTTGTCTAGCCACTACGCACTCATTTCAGTAACATATACATTTGTAGATGTACCATGAAATACTGCAATCTTTTCGCCAGGTGAAACTTTAAATATTTCTATTTCGCCAGATGGTAAAAGAGCTGATGTTGCACTTGCAGTAGGTGAAGAACCTAAAACAAAATGGCAATTAGCATCTCCAACTACTCTTATGTATTCAGTTTGTGAACCAAATGCAGCAGAAGCTGTTGAAGAATTATTAGTATTAAGTTTCTGTGTAGTACCAGGTCTTAAAGCATAATTATAACTCATTTTTTCTCCTAATTTTTGAGGGGGGAAGTATCGCTAGACAAGATCCCCCCAGTTATTATTTATCTTCTTATAACAAATGTCACAAGTAATTTTTTAGCTCCAGTAGATGCACCATCAGTAATCATTTCGATAGTTCCATCTTCTTCAACTCTATTAGCAGCGGTAGGTTCAGCAGAATCTACAGTACCAGCAGCAGAGCCAGAGTGAGCTACAGTTATTGCACCACCAGTTACAGCAGTACCACCTATTTCAAAAGTAATAGCTGCGTTTGCACCTGATATTGCACCTTGTAAAGCAGTAATAATTTTAATTATTTTACCACCATCAGGTACAGCAACAAATGTTGATGAAGCTGTTGAAATATCTTCTATTTCAGCAGTTATAAAGTAATCGTTTAATGTTCTCATTTTTTATCCTATTTATTTGCTTCGTTCCGACTTCAAAATAAATCTTCAAAGACCAAACAAAATTGTTAATTGATTGATGGGGGATTACTCCCCCACCAAATTAAGTATTATGAAGTAGTTAAGTCTGTAACTAATCCACTAGCTTTTTCGTTTCTTGACTCAAGAGTGTACTCTGCAACCATGAATCTCTGATCTGCGTCAGCAGTTTGAGCTGGTGTTTGTAGAGCAAAATCTCTTAAGAAAGCAACTGCAAAGTAGTCCATCTCTAAAACTAGAGCATCTTGTCCTACTTTAGCAGCAGTAGAGTTTGCACCTCTAATAAATCTATTAGGAGCAACTTGTAAAGTTCCAAAGTCACTTTCATAGACATCAATAGATGTAACTAATCTTCTGTCCTCTGCTTGGTCAAATCTAGTTGAACCACCAGTAAAACCAGATAGCTTTTGCTTATTGAAAGCACCTACCATAATCATGTTAGGGTTTCCACCAGCATTAAAGCATGATCTCAAAACAGATTTTAACTGATCTTCAGTAAAAGCTCTTTGAGTTCCATCTGTTCTAGCAGCTCCACCACCTGAACCAGATCCACCTGCACCTGCATCAACATTAGAAGAAATCCAAGTTTGAACTCCACCTAATTTTCTTGCAGCAGTTGCGCTTCCAGCAGCAGCAGCTACATTAGATAAAAGAGCAGTTTCCATATCTCTTTTTAATTCTTTTGCAGATTTAGCTACTTGATAAGCTAACTCATTGTTTCTTCCAGCAGATGTTACAGCATCATTTGTTCCTGATACTTGCACAGCTTTTGTAGAAATTTGAGTGTGGTTAGTTAGTTTAGTTGTTGCTGATAAAGTTGGGTAACTTATAGCAGCACCTTCAACTGCATGGTTAGCAGCTACATCAGCCAAAGCATCTGTTTGCCATTGGTGTGATGTGTTTGTTGCTTTTGTTTTAGCAACTCCAGACATAAAAGGTGTTTCAGTTGGTGATATTGAATAAATAATATCTGCCAAATCTTCTCTTATGCCGACTGTTTGGTATGTTTGATATACAGCCATTGTTTATCTCCTTAT